AACCAGATCCTCGCCCTCTGGCGGGCGGCCGCCGAGGACGGATTCTGTGATCCCCCGACCCGCCGGGTCCGGGCCGCCCGGGTCCCGGTCGCCCCCGTCGAGGCCTGGGAGCGGTCGGAGGTCGAGCAGCTCCTCGAGGCCGCGGCCCGGCTCCCTCGCCGCCACCCCTGTGGCCTCCGGCGGTCGGCCTGGTTCGACCTGGCGATCCGTGTCGCCTGGGATTCGGGCCTCCGATGGGGAGACCTGGTCGCCCTTCCGGTCGCCGCGATCCGGCCCGACGGGACGGCCTCGGTCGTCCAGAGCAAAACCGGCCGGCCGGCCGTGTTCCGCCTCGCGCCGGGGACGATGGAGGCCCTGCGGGCCAGCCTGGCGGCCTGCCCCAGGGCGATCGTCTGCCCGTGGCCGGCCAGCCACGAGACATTCCTCGCCCAGGTTCGCCGGCTCGTCAAGAAGGCCGGGATCCGGGCGGGGACCTGGAAATTCATCCGCCGGGGCTCGGGGACCGACGTCGAGGTCCAGAGGGGCGGCGCCGGTCATCTCCATCTCGGGAACACCCGGGCCGTCTTCGACCGCCACTACGGGAGCCAGGCGATCATCGGCCGGGCGACCCCGGCTCCCCGCGAGCTGCTCGTCGAGGCCCTCGCCCGACGGCCGGTCACGCGGTCTCCCGCTCCCTGCGCGGATGCACGCCCGCCAGCCCCACGAATTGCTCGAGCCGAGGCCAGAACCCCACCACCGCAAGCAGCGGGTTGAGCCAGTCCGACATCACGCAAAAATTCGTAGCGAACGGCGATTGATGATGGGCGGCGTGCCCGTCTGGCGACGACAGCAGGCCGATCAACTGGAGCCCCCGTATTGGGCGTGAGCATCTCTGGTGCGCCCAGCCGTGAACCTCGTTCGCCTGGGTCGCGAACGCCGCCGCCAGGGCGAGCCAGTTCTGCCCAGCCGCCAGGGCGACGATCGCGACCGCGGCAGCGGGCAAGATCGTCGTCCAGTTGCGCCGCCAGTAGTCGCCGGCGAGGAACGCCCGGGGCTCGGAGTGGTGCCGGATGTTCGGCGCGACGACATGCGTGCCCAGGATCGGCCACGCCGGGTCGCCGTATCGGTCCTCCCACCAGTGAACGACGCCCGCCGCGAAGTCGGCGGCGAGCCACGCGGAGAGGGCGTAGAGCAGAATCAAGGCACGACTCCAGTCAGCGGGCCGCCAGGTAGAGCCCCGCGTTCGCGAACGCGTAGCCCAGGTAGGCGATCGCGAGGCCCGTCTTCCCGTGGTAGACGAGGTCGGCCGCGACGACGATGTAGATCACGCCCGTGACGGCGATCAGGAATGGGCTCACGGTATGGCCTCGACTTCGGCCAGACATGCCGCGTATCCCGCGAGGTCGACCGGCGTGTCGGAGGATTTCGCCTTGCCCTGGTGCCGGGCGAGCTTGTCTAGGATCATGATCTGCGCCCAGTCGGCGATCGTCAGCGGCGCGAGCAGTTTGTGCCCGAAGATCGCATTCACGGCCGCGACGGTCTTCGCGAAGTGTTCCGCCGGCGGGCCGTAGGTCGATCGCCGCTGGCGCACCGTCCGCGTCGCCGTGTCGAGCAGTTCCTCCGCCTTCGTCAGCGGCTCGGCCCCGTAGCCCGGGTGATTCGGGTCCTTCATCCTTCGCTCCCTTCTGATCGTGGTCACGGCGTGAAACAGCCAGGACGCTAACGTCCCCGAGGTGCCAGTCCAGGCCCCTTGGAACCGCCGGGCCAGCCGCTCGGCCTCGTCGAGGTCCGCGTCGGTGAGGATGTACCCGGTCACGAGGAGCGGACCCTCCCGCCGGCCGTGATCCGCAGGTTCTCGACGTCGAACTGCTGGTCGGCGTGAACCGTGACCACCGCGAACCCGTGGTTGTATTTCGAGAAACGCGAGTATTCCGGCCGGAGATCGCAGAGGCAGCCGGTACTCCAACAGAAGACCTCGCTCCCCCACATGTCGGGCTCGCAGTGTGCGCTGGTCCGGTGGCCGTGCCCCTCGAGGACCGTGTGATGGAGCCGGAGGAATGCACCGCGGGCCTGGTTGACCGGCGAGCTGATCCCTTTCCCCTTCTCGTGACCGTGGAGGACCGGCAGTTTCCCGAGCATGATCGGCCGCTTGTCCTCGACGAGTGTCATCCCGTGCCGCTCGATGTGGAGCCAGGCACCGAGGCCCATCTCCGGCTCGGCCGAGACCTCGGGGGCGTGTTGCCAGAGCCAGTGTTTCCAGCGCTCCTCGTGGTTCCCGGTCTTGAATACGATCGGGATCTTTTGGAACGACTGCCGCAGCCAGCCGAGCATTTCGCGGATCTGCGCCAGCTCGCCGGGGAGGTCGCGCTTTCTCGGATCCTTGATCCAGCGGCTGATCGTGTAGAAGTCCGCGATGTCGCCATTCAGGACGAGCGCGTCGATCCCGGTCTCGCCCAGGTGATCGACCGCGGCCTCGAGCGCGACCGGATCGTGATAGGGAACGTGAATGTCAGAGAGGATCCCGACCTTCCCGACGACGCCCAGGTCGTGCGTTGTCCACGGCTCGACCTTCGACGGCGGCATCGCGAACCGGTGTCCAGGCTGGCGGGCCGGCCGCGGGGCCGTGGCGTATTTCTTGTCGTTCTTGCGGCCGCTCTGGCCGAACTGCGCCCGAATGCGAGTCCTCGCCGCCTCGAGGCCGAGAGCGCCCCTACTTTCGGCGACGAGTAGCCTTGCCAGCCCGCGCGCGGAGTGGTTTGGATTCTCGGCCACGAGCCGTTTTACGACCGCTGTCATCGGATCGCCTGCCATTCTCTCGGCCCTCCTTTGCCTTTGGTTTTCTCAGCCAGTGGATGTCGTCGCCGATGCCGTCCGGCGTGTCGTCGTCGTCGGTCTCGTCGAGGCTCGTTTCCAGCCGTGGCATCGTTTGCCCCTCACGGTCAGTGCCCGATCCCGATCTTTAGCCCAGCCTCGTTGAGGGCCTCTTGCCGCTCATCGCAGCCGCAGCCGTCGAAGCCGACGGCGACCGCGACGGCGTCCGCGCGTTCCTTCGTGACCCCGACCGCCGAGAGGACCCGCTCCAGGTGATCGCCGAGGCCCGGCCGCGGGGCGGCGTCACAGTTGCGCCGCGCGGCCGGCGACCGCGCGGTCGCGCCGCAGCGGATACAGCGGAGGTTGTCGAACTTGCAATTCATGGGCAGTTTGCGACGTCATAGTTGGCGGGCAGGGTGCAGCGGGAAGTCCCTCGCGGCTCGAACTGAGGCGCGGACGGTTGCCCGCCATAGATCAGCGTGATCCGCGACACGCGGAACGTGACCTCCATCGTTTGGGCCGCCGCAGAAGCCGGAGGCCAGGGCGACATGACCCCCGTAGACGACAGGACGCCCCGCTGGTAGGCGGTGCCGGCCACGGGGCATCCAGAGACAGCCCAGTTGGTCGCCGTGTACGCTCCCAGTCGGGGGAAATCCACGAGCCCGGCGAGCAGGTTGACGTCGATCCTCGCATCGAACGGCGCCGCGCAGCCAGCCGCGCCGCACAATCGCCCGTTGAAAGTGTCGCTGTCTTGCTGCCTGATCTCGATCGTTCGGCAGGAAGGGGACGCCGTCGCGTCCCGAACGATCAGTTGCGGGAAGCCGTTGATCGTCGCCTTCGCCAGGCTGAACGTGTCGGGAATGCCGCCGGCGTTGAACGACGGAGAGTCTCGCGACAGCCCGGTAAAGGATTCGCCGAGCCGGCCCTCCCCCCAGGTCAGAGGCTCGAGCGACGCTCGCGTGGCGGGCGTCCCGCCGAGAACCCACACGCGTCGCACGAGCGAGACCTGGAGCGAGACATCGGAGAGGTCCGACCCAACGTTCGCGAGAATCTGGTGAACGGTGCCGGCCGAGCCGTAGTCCTCGGCGTAACCGTAAACGCCGGCCCCGCCGGCCCCTCCGGCCCGGGTCAGCGTGAACACCCCGACGGGGGCCGTGAAGAGGACCGACATCGACGCTTCGGCGACCGGGCCTTCGCACCCGGCCGAGGCGTAGCGGCCGAGCGTCACGGTGCCGAAATGCGATGTGCTGCTGGAGATCTCGACCTCGATCTCGTCGGGCGGCGCCGGGATCTTGCAGCAGCAGGACGAGCAGGGCAGCAGGACCATTCGTCAGCACTCCGCCGAGATCAGGTACCAGGCATTCAGCGGGCCGCGGGCCACCGCGACCCAGCGGCCCGACTGGACCGTCGCGAACCGGTTGACCACTCCCGCCAGTTCTCCGCTTTGGGTCTCCGAGCCGGGCGTCCCGCCCTCCCAGAGTTGGATCGTGGCGGTCGAGCCCTTGTTCCAGACGGCGGTCGTCTTTCCGAGCCGGATCGGCTCGCCGCCGTCGTCGCCTGGTTGCCGGAAATGGATCGGCGGCTGATC